TTTTGATGCTTCAAAAATCTGTAGGTCTCTATCCTGCTATCGGTATTCCGGGACAGCAGGTTGCATTCAATCAGGCCGTCTACACGCCTCAGAACTATTTGTCTGACGGTACTGTCCAGTGCGGTGGTTTTGCGTTTGCTGTGGCCGCATCCACAACCGGAACAGCAGTGAAATTCCCCATCGCTTCTTTGAAGGGCTCTGCAGGGGACAAGCCGATCGGATTTGTTGAGCGCACGTTCACAGCGTCCATCGATCTGGGCACAGATACTCCGGATATTTACCCGGAGGGCTCTGAGCTGACGATTGCCGTTCGAGGTGATTACTACATCGTTGCTCCCGCAGCCGCCACGGTCGGTCAGGCAGTTCTTTGCAATCCGACTACCGGCGCCATCACGTTTGGTGATGCCGGGGCCACAAATGACACTGGTTGGACAGTTCAGACCGCCGGCGCTAAGGGCGACACGATCATCATTTCCAATCACGGCCTCGGTTACAAGCCTGCCGCGACCGGATCCTAATCTGAGGTAAAAAATGAACGATTTTGAATTAGCTAAGCAAAAAGGTGTGCATGGTGTGGAAGCAAAGGGATTCATGTCCTATTCCACCGACGCAAAGGGCAAGATCAACGTCGACTACGATGCGACAGTTAAGGCAATGGCTCGAGATGCCGCATTGCAGACTCCTGTGTCTGTCGGCGTCCCGTCCGTCTTCACGACATTCATTGACCCGCAGGTCGTCCCCATTTTGTTTGCCGCCCAGAACGCTACAAAGATCTTCGGCGAAGAACGCAAAGGCGATTGGACTGACAACTTCTTCACCTTCCCGGTCGAAGAGTATGCCGGCAATGTGACTCCTTACTCTGACTTCGCAGAGAACGTCTCCACAGACGTGAACGTGGAGTACCCGACACGCGAAAACTTCTTGTTCCAGACTGTTATTAAATACGGCGACCGCGAAGTCGGTCTTGCGGCCAAGGCCAAGTTGAATGTTGTTTCTTCTAAACAACAGGCCTCTGCCTACGTTATGGCGATGGCTCACAACAAGTTTGCGCTTTATGGTGTCGAAGGTAAGAAAGTCTACGGTCTTTTAAACGACCCGAATCTCAATGCTTCGATTTCTCCGATCTCCATCACCACAGGTTCTACTGCTAACTCTACGTGGGCGGCAAAGTGCGCGGCACAGCCTGAAAAGACTGCAAACATTGTCTATGCGGACATTAACAAGCTGTGGGCTGAAATCAGCAAGAATAACGGCGGTCTGGTTGATCAGAACTCCCGCATCATTCTCGCTGTCAGCAACACCAGAGCTCCGTACCTGACCGAGCCGAACTCCTTCGGACTTACGGCCATGACCATGCTCAAGCAGTCCTTCCCCAACATCGAAGTAGTTCAGCTTCCTGAGCTGACTACAACCGCTGGTGAAATGCTGTACATGACTGTCCCTGACCTGTTTGGCATTGAGACCGGTATCTGCGCATTCTCTGAGAAATATTTCTTGGGTCGTGTGGTTCCGGAAATGTCCAGCTACAAGCAGAAAGTGGTGGGCGGAACTTGGGGCGCTGTTATTCGTCGTCCCAGCCTCGTTGCCACGATGCTCGGCATCTAACCTGAACTAACCAGCTACGGAGGCCCGATCTCTCGGGCCTCTTTCTTAGGAGATTGAAAATAATGGCTCGTACCAACACCACAACTAAAGCAACATCCGGAAAAGTTGTCGCAGATAATTTCAGCAATACTCAGAAGAAGAGCGCCGCTAAAACCCAGTCTACGGTGATCATTGCTTGCACCCTGGCACACGGCCTCAAATTTGATGACGTGCCGAACGGCAATGGCGGAACAAAGACGATTATTTTCCCGGGCGTTAATGATTCGCTTAAAGGAAAACGCGACGGGATTCTGCTTGGCAAAGGAAACTCAGTCGCATTCCAAATCGACAAAGAGGACTGGGAAAATATCAAGCGCATGCATGGCCAGGAGGCTGTGTTTACAGGTGTGAATGGCGGCCTTCCGTGTCTGCTTGAGATGAAATCAGTTCAAGAATTCAGAGGCCGCGAGGACGAGTTAAAAGAAGCGTCCCACGGCCTCAATCCGATCGATCCTGAATCGGTCAATGTTGAAGAAGTTAAGAACGAAGAAGGTTAACAAAATGACTGTCGTCGTCTTTGATCCTGACAAATTCCGAATCCTTCATCCTGCGTTTTCGGATGAAGTTAAATTTCCGGACGAAACACTGCAGTTCTACTTTGATTTGGCGGTGGAGTTTGTAGGGAATACAGACGCCGACAGCTTTGCTCCCTATGATCCGGACAACAAGATCTATACAAGGGAGCGCCTTCTTGATCTTGCAACCTGCCACCTGCTGACACTCAGCCAGCAGCCGAACGGTCAGGTTGGCAGGATTGCTAGTGCTACGCAGGGAAGTGTGAGTACCAGCTTTGACCTTCTGAAAACGAATACTTTTGTCGGAGATTGGTGGGCTCAAACCCAATGCGGCGCCATGTACTGGACCCTGACGGTCAAATATCGAATTGGCGGCAGAGTTTATCCGGGAAACAATTACCATCCGTGGGGATGATGATGGGCATCAACATCACATCTAACAATGCTTTCAAAAAGCTGTCAGAGAAGCTCAAGGCCGACGCCAATAAAAAGCTTGAGATCGGAATAATGATTCCGGACATTGCCAGCATTGGGATGTATTTGGAATATGGGTGGACTCAATCAGTGACGAGTAAGCAAGGACACTATCTGTCAGCTCAGCTAGGGCTTCCTCCGAACAGTAAATTCACGACCCTGTACATGCCTCCGCGTCCGTTTATGCGAGCCACCTACGCTCAAAAACGAATGGATTGGCAGGAGAAATTTAGGTCCCGCTTCCTAAAAACTTTCGACATAAAGCATTCGTTAGGAGTCATGGGGCAAATGGCTACCGATGACATCAAGCAAACGATTCGAGAAGCAGGTATTCCTGCTGGTTCATTTCCTAAACGATCAGATCTAACGATGGCACTGATGCAGGCAAGAGGAGAAATGGACAAGGCTAAGAAGGCTAAAGGGAAAGGCACTCCGCCTAACAACGTGATGACTACAAAGCCTCTAACGCTGAGTGGCGTCCTGCA